TCCGTGCCCGTGTATGCCGAACCGTCCTGCAAAATGGACGCGGTCTGCGAGGCGTTAATTGTGGGATAGGTTTCCTGATTGACCGTCAAATCCGAATTGATATACCCCGCCACATCCAGCGCGTATCCCGCCGCCGGACTGGTCGTCCCAATCCCCACGTTATCAAGAAAAACCGCGCCGCTTGTTCCAAATCGCACAAACTCCCCTGCACCTACTTTGTAAAAAGAAAGGTTACCAGCACTATCCACTGCTTCATACCATCCTGTTGTAGCATTATATAATATCCCTATACTAGCAGATTCTCCATCGGCGCGCCTACCGAAAACAGCAGTCACCGCGTAAGGAGGCGTAAAAACATTTGAAGCTTGAACATCCAACATTGCAACTGGCGCGTTTGTGCCAATTCCCACATTGCCGCTTCCGTCAATGCGCAAGCGTTCGGATGGTTCATCCGCATCAGTTCCAGTCAAAAATGTTATCCTTGATGGGACATAAGTCGCTCCCGCGCTGTCATCTTGTTCAAATCTTATTTCACTTGTAAATGCCCAACCTGAAGCGCCTGTATTTACGCCATATACAAGAACTCTACCAAGTATTTCATTATCAACAGTGGCTGTGTATCCTACTGTATTTTGATGAGATTTTCTAAATACAATACGAGAATTATCTACTGTTGCATCGGATGAATAGCTGTTAAAATACATAATACTACTATCTTCAATAGCGACAACATTCCATCTTGTTGAGATAGTCTCCGCCACACTTTTGTCAAGCAAATTCCCCGCTCCTACACCGTCTATTGTCGCAGAACCTTGCATAGTCAAAACACCGCCTGATGCTATTCCTATATAATTTGTTTCTCCTCCTAATTCACAAGATGCTGAATTTGCTTTTAATGAATCTATATCTGTTATAGTTTTAGCGGTTGGGCCTAAAACCATTTTGTATGTTTTACCTTCTGTATTATGTGTTGACGCGCCAGTAGATTCTTGACCTCTGGTAACAGTTAAAGTATCAGTTGATCTTGCAGTAACTCTAACAATCTCTACATTAGGGTCATCTGAAGGATCTGCATAATCTGTTGTGTTGTACCATATAACATTAAATTCCCCATCTCCCGAAGGATCTGGAAATTTAGCACCTTGACCTGATTCTAAAACAATAGTTACTGCTGTATCATCATATCCAGTACTTACTGTTCCTTTTGAAAAGTTTTTAACTGTGTCTAACATATTTTTATAGTATTTGTAATTTTATTTGTTTATACAGAAACACCTATTTGTAAGTAATTCACTTTTAGTTTGTTGTCATCAATTACTTTATACACTCTTTTGTTTTTGTTATTTCCATATATTATGCTTTAAACATTTTATTAACATTATAAAGAGTTATCCATTCTATTACGATTATCTCGCCGTCTATTTCATTTGTAGTCGCATCTATTCTTCTTAATCTTCCAGATAGAATATCACCATCAGCAATATCTGGATCAAGTAAATCCCAATCAATAGTAAAATCAACACAATATATAGAATATTGAGCATTTCTGCTTTCTAAAATAGTGGTTTCCACTTCAACATCAGTAGTGGTGTTTGCAATAACCCCAGAATTGCAAGATTTGTTTGCCCAACTTAATTGCATATTAAATTTATCGCCAACATCTTCTGCGGAGTTCAATACAACATAAACTCTAAAAGTAATATCACTTTCTCCGTCCCATCTCCCTGGTACACTTTCTCTGAAAAACAATTCTTCATCTGTCGCATATAAAGGTAAAGAATATCCAACATACGCACCATATGTAATAGTTGTTGGTTTTGTGGTTGCTGCTATTTTAGAAGCTATAAGCATAGGACGTGTTGTTAAACGTCTTTTTGCTGTACCAATAAGAGTAGTTACACCCGAGTTATCTATTTTATTGTAATTTCCTTCTTCGTTGTTTCCTATTTTCGTATTTCCGTTTTCATCAACAATAACTGTTAGTGCTGGTGCCTCGTTATCATTAGCAAACACTCTGTGGCTTAGACTATGTGCAGGAGAATTTAATTTATCAGTTGGTTGCGGAAGTTGTATAGCCATAAATAAAAAGTTTTTATTTAGTCAAACTTTTCTCCTAATTCTTCTAATACTTGAGAAATAACCCAACCAGAATAAAGACCTTGAAATTCTTCTTTATCTCCTTTTTTTACCATTTTTATAATGGATTTTTCTAAATGAGAAGATAAGAATTTTTTAAATTTTTCATTAAATTCTATTTCTCTTTCCGTGCCAAATAAAATTTGTGCGATTGCGTTTGAGTAAAACCCATCTAATTTAGATTCTACTGGTACCATACTGATACAATTTAAAATAATATTACCTACGGTTTCCTTCGGTAAATCATTTCCGGTCACCTTTTTTTCTAATAATTCCTTCTTTTCTTCTTCGGAAATAAAAGATTTTGTAAATGCTTTTCTTGTTTTGATGTTTGTTATTTCTTTGTCTAAATTTGTCATATTTTTAAATTTAATGTTTTATAATGCTTGCAGATATTTGATGTATCTGTGTATATTTTATAACCTTTTTCTCTCACCTTTTCGCAAAAATACAAATCTGATCCATAAATAGCCAACCCATTTTCATCATATAACCGTTCAAATGGTTTTTTTATATCTTCCAATACTTTTCTTGAACACATTAAGATTCCTGTTCCTGTTGCTTCTATTTCTACTAATCCTCGTGCCTCTTTTATTTCTAATGGAATTAAATGGTCGCTTTCTTTTATGTAATTATTATAGAATACCTTTTCTTGAAAAATCGGCACTGGGCAAGTAACTATATCTTTGATATGATCAACCAATAAGATAGGATTATTTTCTGGGACGACATCACTATCTATTTGCAAAAGATAGTCACAATCAGAAGCAAGAAATCTTTGAACTATTAAATTCCTGTTATGTTCAATAGGTCTTTCAAAAGACGATTCATAAAATACAGGATATTTTGACGTTGCTACCCACCTTATTAATTTTATAGCCAATTCACTGCGTATAACTCCCTCATTTAATACTGATAAATAGATTTTCATCTTGCGCAATTCTCTTTACTGCTTAAAAACTGTTTCATATTATCATTATATTCTTTTTTCTTATCTTCTGATAAATATTTTAAATAATACTCCTCTGTTATTACTTGCTCCGCGCCAATATGTCCTATTTTAACGTCAGTGTCTATCATTATTTTATATCCTAACTTTTTAGCGTTTTCGCAAAATGTTAAATCACTACTAAATAAGTTATCTCTATAATAATAATATGGTTTTTCCATTTTTCTAAAAACTTCTGTTTTAATTAAATGGCACGCCATTCCTGTTGCATCAACTTCTAATAATCCAGATGTGTATTCAACAGTTTCATAACATTTATTTTCTTCCATCCATTTGAAAATACAAGGATAATTTGGAGAAGTGCGCCGAAAAGCAAGTGCATTAACCATCGGTAAATCGTGAGCATATAATTTTAATAATACATCAGGTTGAAAAACCATATCTGCATCTATAAAAAACACATAATCTGAATTTGAATCTAAGGCGTGCTGGATTATTCTATTTCGTGAAAACGGAAGTTGGTATCCTGACACAATATTAATATCAGCTTCAACTCCCTGTGGATATTTTAATGACATCAGCGATTGCATAAACTTTCTATGCACCATATCAGATGACATTGGTATTCCGATTGTTATTTTTTTCATATTAATACTCTCTTTCCCCCTTACTTTATTAGAGTAAGGAAGTATTAGATACTTATCTATACTTATATATACTTATCTAACTAACTATTGCTTACTATTAGCTCGCGCCACAAGTAATCGTCCAGGTAATTGACAGAACATCCGACGCACCTTTGTTTATAACAGGGAATGTGCTCGCTGCTAACATTGTTCCAGCTACTGAGGAATTGAAAATTCCAGCCTCGGCAATTGCAGCCGTCGCATCTGCCGCGGCCCAGGTTGCTTTATACACTACATCGTTGTCTGCCGCTCCAGCTCCTTGTTCAGGATAACCAGCTGACAAAGCATTTCTATCTACCTCATCATTAAGAGTTGTGCTAGATGTTGCAAAAGGAGTATCTCCCGAACCAACGCTCATCCAACCCATCGATGCTTCACCAGGTGTTGCGGCTAACTGATCGGCCACGTGCGCGTCTCCGACAGCAGTAAATGTATTTGTCTTATCAACCACTGTTTCGCCATTCAACTGAATCTTAATATGCCCTTTCATAGGGACTTTTCCTATATTTGTTGTATTCATATTTCTTTATTTGCCATTTTCAGGCACTAAAATATTCTCTACTATTGTTCGTTCGACCTTTTCAATTTTATATCCAGGTATGGTTACATTACCTTTTTCAGCCAGCAATAAAGCAGAAGTGGCATCTAATTCCATTGTTTCGCCAATTTTGCGTAACCGTCCATTCTTCATCATAGGGGTTAAAAATTTAATTTTAACTTTCATTTTTTAGTTTTTTTTATTTTTTTTCTGCGACCTTTTTTATTCTTTTTTGGAGAATTCTTTTTAATATTTTCTATAATCTCATTAATCGGATTTTCAATCTTGTTTTTTTCTTCTTTTTTATCACTCATTTCTACAACATTAGAAACTTCTGATATTATTTCTTCTTCCTCTCTAACTTGTTCTTTTTCTATGACAATATTTGAATTATTCCTAGCCCAAACAGGTATTTCTGGAAAATATTCAGAAGTGCCTTGTGCTATATTATCGTCGGGCGAGAAATTCAAAGGTGACGTTATTTTAAATACTGTTTTCATAATAGTAGTTAAATTTTTTATTTTAATGCTTTCTTCTTTTTGTTCGACTACTTTTTTTTCTATATCTATATTGTGAGTTAGAAATAATTTGCAGTTTTTACAAAAATCTTTAAACCCAGAAGACATTTTTTTAATTCTTACGTAATTTTCTTTATCTATTACTTTAGGAAATATATACTTAGAAGCCTTCAAATACCAAACGTCATCTATATCCATTTTACAAAATCTTTTTCTGTTTGCAAAATAGTTAGGATAGATACGTCTTTGACCGTATGTATTATCTATATGATACACACTAACATCTTCAACTATTAAAAAATTACCAAAAGATAGGGCGTGTTTATATAACAAAGCATCTATTCCCCATTTTTCTCTTGAATTCATTAATTCTTTATTGGAAAGTTGATTAAAGGAATTAAACGTTTCGTTTGGAAAAATAAAACAACAACCATATACAACTGGCGCGTTTTTCTTTATTGCGTGGCCACCATAAAATTCAATCTTAGCTTCGTATCTATCGCTATTTTGTACACCCTCAACTCTTGGAGTTATTCCACTTATTTTTTCGGGATATTTAAAAGTTTCTAATATCTCTGGAAAGAAGTTATCACTAAGTATTTCTACATCACTATCTAATTTTACATAATAATCATATGTATTTGGTATATTTTTAAGATTAGAATATAAATTCTTATATATTCCTATACTAGAAATGTTAGTAAATAAATTAAATTTGTATTTGTTTTGTAGTTTTTTTAAATTTTCTTGTGTTTCTTTATCCGAATAATCGTCAAATATAAACAAATCAAAACTATTACCAGCACGCTTATATAAACTCTCAATAGTTCGTTTGATATATGAAAATCTATTGTATGTCATCATAATGACACATATCTTGTATTTATTTTTCATATGTCTTGATAATTTTTATTATTTTATCACTTGCCCGACCATTGCCAAATGGATTCGAAGTTATGTTTATTTTCTTTTTGCTAAATTCTTTTATCTTTTTTAGAATGTAGTTTTTTTCCATTTTCTTTATCAGTATTCCGTAACCACTTTCAATAATTTCTTGTCTTTCTGTTGTTTTTCTCAATACTATTATTTTTTTCTTGAACGATGGTACCTCCTCTTGGAGACCACCACTGTCTGAAATAACATATTCACAATCTCTCATATGCCACAAAAATGTTTTATAATTCATTGGTTTGACTACTTCAAGTCCGATCTTTTTTATTACTTTTTGAACATTTGGATTTGGATGTGCTGGTAAAACAACTTTTATTGTTTTTGATAATTCTTTCAGAGCTTTAAAAATTTCTTCAATATCATTTCCGAAACTTTCGCGCCGATGTATTGTTGCTAAAACATATTTTTCTTTTATCGGTCTTTCTTTTGGTAGTTTCTTTTTAAACATTTCTAAAGCATCTACGACAGTATTTCCCACTAAATATATTTTTCCTTTTACTCTTTCTTTTTTAAGATTTGCAACATTTCCATCTGTTGGGCAAAACATAATATCAGCAATTTGATCTATCAAAACTCTATTTGATTCTTCTGGAAACGGATTTGTATCATCGAAAGACCTAAGCCCCGCTTCTAAATGGACGAGTTCTATTTTATTCATTTTTGCTACCAATGCTCCCGCTAACGCGGACATAGTATCTCCTTGCACCCATATTCTGCAAAATGGTTGCGACTTGATTACTTCATCCAATTCTTTAATTGCTCTTGATAAAAATCCACAAATAGTTTGATCCTCTGTCATCAAATCTAAATCTATATCTGGAACAATATCAAATAAATCTAACATCGTTTTAGATAATTCTCTTTGCTGACCTGTATTTATAACAAAAAAATTCATCTTTCTAAAAAGAGGGAATGCTTTAATAAATTCTGGTCGTGTCCCACCGATAAAAATGTTAATTTTTTTTGACTTTTTCATTGTATGTTTGTGGGGTTATTCCAAATGGTTTTAATATATTATCTATTTCAGAAATCGGAATATCTATTTCGTCATTGTGCCTGTTTCTTCGATTGCTTTCGTATGTCGTTACTCTATTTGTTCCATGGACATTAACTATAAATTTATTTTCTGATAAAACAAAATATGGCATATTTTGAACAAGAGTATCATGACTTCTAAACTTTTTATATTCTTTTTGTTTTTGTTCGTCTATATAAACATTCATTGGATACATTATTGTAGAAAACGGAGGAGAAGGCATAAAATAATGACGAAGTTTGTTTTCTCTACAATCATAACAATATCCTTTTTGAAAAACCAACGCCCTGCGATTTTCAAAATCGTATGTTTGAATTTCTTTAATAACGTCTTTATGAAACAAATCATCAGAATCTATTCTTGTGTGATAGATATATTTATATTTTTCAATATGCGGTTTTAATATTTCAGAAAAACAACTATTTTTAACATCATATAATATATATTTTAAACCACTTCTATTAAGTATTTCTTTTATTTTTTCACAAATATGTACAGGCACGAATTCTAATGTCATCAACAATATAAAATTTTTATTTGTTTGATTTTTAATACTGTTTAAACAAAAGTATTCGTAAATTTTTAACCTATGCTCCCACCATTCTTCAGGATGTTGTATATTTCTAGTAAACTCATTTCCAATAATATGTAAAGTATTGTTATTCATGTATTTATAAATAAGCAACAAAATCTATAATTGCTTTTCCAATTATATTTCTATTATTAGAACAAGTATTCAAAATTTGAACATTAGTACTAACCTCTGATAAAATATCAAATAAATCTTGATTAGTGAAAGACCAAATATGTGCATCATCTTCAATTCTTAATTCGTTTGGAACAGAAACTAGTAAAATGCCACCTTTTTTAATTACTCGAACAGCTTCTTTTATAGTAGATTGAGGATCATCTACATGTTCAAGTGTTTCAAGCATTGTAACAACATCAAATTTTTTATTTTCAAATGGAAGTTTTAATCTATCCGATTGTATCCAAGTTTGTTCGGGGAATCTATTTTTTGCTAAATCTATGAGTTTTTCGGATAAATCAACCCCAGTGAAAGATTTTATTTTGTTTTTTAAAAAAGGATATAAATTTCCATTAAGACACCCAATATCTAACACATTTGAATTTTCTGGAATCAAATCACATATAGTATTAAATTTACAAATACTCCCACCTCTCTTTATATCACTTTCAGTATAAGAATCTGTCGCAAATTTATCCCAATATTCCGAAGTATTTATATTTTTTGTTTTTATTCTTCTCATGTTTATTCACGAATAAAAGTTGCGTCATAGCAAGAATCTATTTCTGTTTGTGGCTTTTCTTTTCTATCAGGAACAAAACCTAAGTTAATAAGATAGTTATAAACATCAGTGGAGTTGCACCATTCTGTTGTTTTCGGACAAGTATGTAATTCAACAATTATTTTTTTAGTTTTTTTAAGAACTTCTGTTGCTCCTCTCAACATTTTTAATTCCGACCCTTCTATATCCGCCCAAATAATAATCTCATCAGCTGGTCCATATTTTTCATAAACAGAATCAAGAGTAACTGCATTAACCATTGTTGTTTCCGTATATCCAGGATACCCCCCAGCAATAAATCCGCTTGTATCATGTATTATCCCAAAAATTTCTTGATTTTTATCTGACACAGCAAGATTTAATAATATTCCAGGAAAACTATCTTTTAAATTTGCATAACGGGTTGCATCTGGTTCCAATCCTATTATTTCATACCCCTCCCATAAATCTTTATTATATGACTCACTAAATTTTTTTCCTGGACCTAAATCGAAGAATATTTTTTTCATGTTTTTTTAGTTATAACCATCATATTTTTTAAATTTGCACTATATCTCATAATAATAATGGGTATCCATTTATCTGATTTTTCAAAATAATCAACCATATCTTGAAATATAAAAGAAGTTATGTGTTCTTGCCCGCCTGAAACCATATTATTATACGGCGTGGACAAAAAGAAAATACCATCTTTTTTTAAAATTTTATTTACTTCATCTATAAAAGCAGATGGCTCTGAAAGATGTTCTATTGTTTCAAAACAAACAGCGTAATCTAAATCTGAAAAATTAGATAATGACATTACATCACCAGCGAAAAATTCACAATCACGATAATTCTTTTTTGCTTCGTCTATTGCTACTTTTGAAAAATCTATTCCTGTTATTTTACAATTCTTTTTTCTTTCGTGAAGAAATTGGACAAATTCACCCGAACCGCAACCAATATCAATAACATTAGTTCCGTCTTTTATCATACCAGAAACCTTTTCAAATCTTTCTAAATCAGTACGATGTTTTCCGTGCTTAAATTCGTTTTTATATACTTCATCCCAATATATTTCAGTATTTATGTTGTTATCTAATAATTTTGTCATCGTGTTGTTTATTTGATGCCACTTGCGGGGTTGTATGAGCGTGTAAGAGCCACTATAATAGCAAAGAGGTAGTTTTGGTCGTCTTAGGAATTTTCGGGGCTAAATCAACCCCATTTAAAGAAATTTATTCTATTTTTTGTCTGTCGTATTTTTGATGACAAGATTTACATAACTGAAAAAAATAATTTATGTTTTTTTCATATGGACATTCTCTTTTATTAGCCCATTCAAATCCATTTAATTTGCCATTACATTTAAATTTTAAAATATTATTGTCATAATTTTCGCAATGACTTGCTTTGCCATATGTTTTTTTTAACCAATGATGTATTTTTTGATATTCCTTTTCTTCTATTTCATCTCTACGATTAGTCCAAGTTTTACTTATATTTTCGCAATGCTCTTTCGTTCTTATCATTCCTGTCATTGTTTTTCTTATTTTTTCCTTTTCTTCTATTGGTCTTTTTCTTCCTATATTTAATAATCCCATTTTTTACCAGATTCTATAAATATCAATGGATTATTTTTTATTTTTGTGTTATATGCTTTTATTTTTTGTTCTTCTGTTTGTTTTCTACCAAAACAAGGTTGTTGCTCTTTTGGCAACCCCTTATTCCAAGCTACTCGAAGTCCTTTTTTATTTTTATTCCGAGGAATATTACCTGTTTTACACATTTCTTTTTATTAATGGAATATACCCTTCTTTTATATATTTATCAATAATTTCCCATCTTTCTTGAAAATGATTTTTATTTGTTATCCAAGATGCAACAGAATCACTTCCATAAACACTTCCTTTTAAACTACTCCACCTTTCTCTTTCATTGATAGGATGTGGGGTTACAAACGTTCTTATTTTATTAAATCGAAAACAATTAAAAGATATTTGCATGTCTTCACAATTAGAATATATTTTAGGATCATCATACCACATATATTTTAAATAATCCTTCTTCATTCCCCAACAATGACCACCGAAATCAACCTCTGTTGCGTCATCACAAGGATTTCCCCAACCTGGGCAACCCCATTTTTTTTCTTCTGGATATAAAATTCTTCCGTTGCCAACTGCAACACATTCTTTTTTATTTATTAAATCAATCGCAGTTTCATAAAATTTTGTTCCGCTGATAGTATCATCATCATAAAAAAACAAATAATCACAATCCTCAACCAACCCAACGGCGAACCTAAAGTGGTATTTTCTGTTGACAGAAGAATAAATAATTTCACAATCTTTATATTTTGATAAATCAAATTTAATTCCACCTTCGTTCATCACGATTATTATCTTATCTGACTTAATAGTTTGATTTCTAATCGCATTTATTTGTTCGGATAAATATTGTGGACGTTTCCAAGTTTGTAATATTGTTGTGATTTTCATATTTTTTATATTGTAATATATTTTAACATATTTATTATTCTTCGTCCCGTTCTTCTATGTTAAAAACATCAATAAATCCGCAAACACAACGAAGTGGATGTTTAGATTTTCCGTCGCTTGTCATTTCATCTTTGAATAAAGGAATCCAACCATTACATTTTGGACATCTAACAAATCCAATTTTAAGTCTACCTTCTATTTCTTCAAGAGTACCTCTTTCGCATTTTATAAATTTATTAGTTGTAATCATAATTTTTTTATTCTCTTTTTTCCTATTTCACAATACTTTTCTTCTTTTTCTATTAAAATATAATTTCTGTTTTGATTTTTACAGGCTACACCTGTTGTGCCACTTCCTGCAAAGGGATCTAAAATCAAATCTCCTTCATTTGTGTATGTTTTAATTAAATATTCAAACAATGCAACAGGTTTTTGAGTTGGGTGGTATTTTTCTTTTGTTCTATTACCAGTAGAAAATTTTATAACACTTTTTGGGTATCTTTTTCCTTTATCATCGTATGTTTGATTAAACTTTGTTCTTTTACCATAATTTTCACCATTGTCAGAAGATTTACATATTCCCTTTTTTCTTACTCCTTCTGTCATAATAGGATTGTATGTTGGTAATTTTTTATAAAACACAAGTATTTCTTCGTGATACCTTAATGGCATTCTTTTTGCGTTCAAAAATCCACTACCTAATGTTTTTTCATATATTAAATCATATCTAAATAATTTTCGTTGACTATTTATTAAATCAGTTGTGAATGGTTGTGCAGAAGTCATTATAACCACGCAACTCTCTTTACTTATTCTTTTAAATTCATTCCACATTTCTTCAAAATTTGGAATAATATCCCATTTGTTTTTTGTTATTCCATATGGTGGATCTGTTAAAATCAAATCAATGGTATTACCTGGAAATGTTTTTATTGTTTCTAAATAATCAGCACAATAAATTTTATTTATTTCTAACATTTTAATATATTTCGTCCCATTTATAATTGGATTTTCCTGTTTTTAATACTGTTAATATGTTTTTTACAAGTGGTTTACAATCGAAATATTTAAGTATGAAATCTTGCCCTTTTTTTGCTATCTCTTGCCTTTTTTCGTCATTTTTAAGATAATATTCTATCAATTCTTTCATTTCATCCAAAGTTTTGAACCACTCTATATTTTCTCCTTTTGTAAAGCAATCTTCAATTCCATCTATATACTGGGTAAGAAAAAATGTTCCACACGCCATAAAATTTCCAATTCTATCAGAGGAGTACTTCCTGCGATTAAAACTATTTGATCCTATTCCTATTTTAGTACCGCATATCGCTTGTTGATATGCTGGCGAGCCGAGCCAGTTATCTAATCCTTGTAAGGAAACTTTATGCTCCTCTTTATTTTTCATTATTTTCAATACATTAATAATTTTATTTCTCATTTTATTATCCCCAAATCCTTCTCTTCCTGTCCATAATACATCTGATTTCCAAAAATCTGGAACATCGTATTTTTTGTAAAAAGATGAATCTGTAAATGCAAAAATACTCATTGCCTTGGATTTTTTTGGCATATACTCCTTATACATTTTCAACCAATCTCCTGCGTATGTTGCAACAAATAAATCCATATATTGTAAATGCTCGGTGTCGTGTTTTTGTGGTTCTGTTCTCAAATCGGCTGCCCATTTTATGAACGTGGCATTTGGGTATTTCAACCGCAAAACCCCAACAGTGGCTGGGGTTATAAGTTCTGCTTTTCCAAAGAAAAAAATATCTGGATTTACTGTATTAGCATATTCTAAAAGAATTTCATTTGGATTTTTTGTTGCACGATAATCAAATCTAAAAACATCGTGTCCGTTTTGTTCAAATCCTTTTGCAAAAACATTACCGCCACAGTATGGCGAGGCAGTGTAAATCAATTTAGGGTTGAATACATCTATATGTAAAGATTTCATTTTTTCCAGCCTCAATGGGCTTTATTTATTATTTTTTTTATTTTAGGTAAATATATACCTTAGCTCCTGCTCCGCTAAGAGTAGAATAAACACCAGTACTAAATTCAATACCATCTTTTTCAAAATCAAACTTTTTTGAATCGTATGCTAATGCTTTTATTTCTATAAAATCATCACCACTACCATCTGTACTATTGTCTAAAACAACACTTGAATTCGCTGTTCCGCCCACTAAAACAACAGAATCAATAATTGCTCTTCCAGTAAATATCAATTCGGTTGTTGTACTTTTATAAGGAATCATTTTTTTTATTTATATAATTTAAGAATGTGTCTTGGGTAACAACAGGTGAGTCACCTAAGTGTCCCATCTTTATTTTAGGGTCTACCCATATTTTAAATCCTGCTTTTTTTGCTTTTATACAAAACGAGAAATCAACGCTCCAGTGTGTTCCTTGTTTATCGTAATAAGTTTCAAACCAAGGATTTTTTAATTTTTCTATAACTTCTCTTTTTATCAACATACCTCCTGTTCCGACTACATCAACTTCCTGAAATATTTGAGGTAAAATAGGGTAATAAAGACTATCTTCTTTTTTATTGTATACGCAAGGTTCATATTTTTCTCTTCGTTTAAATGCCAGTGCGCCGATTATATCAACATCGTGCTCTATCATATCTAATAATAAATATGGTTCAAAAGTCATGTCATCATCTAAAAATAATAAATGTGTAGCATCACTTTCCAATAATTTCTCGCAACACATATTTCTTGATGTGTCAATCATTACTCTTGGTATTGCTAAAATAGATGAACCATCTGGTATCACTAAAGAAGCAAGAGATAATGTAAATCTGTAGTCGTTCTGGCCAATAGTTGGGATTCCAATAAGTATTTTTGGTTTGTTCATTTTTTAAAATCCTTTTCTTTCCACTAACCCTTGTGTACTCTTGGAAAGAGATTAGTACGCAAAGGTCAGATTTTAAGGATTATTCAATTTTTAAAGATTATTACTAATTTAAATTAAGTAACAATGCTCGCGTATCCACGCCTCCAATCTCCCCAAAGGATTTCACCTCTCCAGTCAATACCATAATACAATTTCTTCCTCATAAAGGACGATTCTGTGTTATCGACTAAGCTGGTAAATTCAGGAGCTTTACGCATCTGAAGAATCATAGGTTTAATGGTACCCTTTGTATCAAATAAATACCAATCATTCGCATCAGTCAGATAAGTATTAACTAACAAGGTCATAGACCCTTGTAATACGTTTTTAGCTATTTTAGCAGTAGTAGTACCTTCTTCAGGAACATATTGCGATTGTAAAATAGTTTTAGCTGTCCATTGTGAATCGGGCGAAGTAACTAACAAGTTAGGATTAACACCAGCAGGTTTGCCTTTGTCGTTCTTAAACTTATTCATCGCTGTAACCGCAGCTTGTATTGCAGTTGTGCTGATAGCCGTAGAACCACGATTTGACTGTGTTCCTGAATCCCCTTCAGAATGGTCAGTAACAAAAAATGCTTTACTGTCATAGCAAGAAATACTAACACCACCATACACTGTTCCGGCAGTACCAGAAGTAGCCGTTCCTTGACCAATCAAAGTANATGCCAATTCGTCATAAAACTGAACAGCCCTCTCCGCTAAATCACGAATACGAACGTTTATTTGATCATATTGGTCATCAGCAATGGCATTTCTGTCTACTGCTATCGACGCTTCAAAATCACGATTAGCGATTGTGAAGTTGTGTTCTAACATTCCCTGAGGAATTCTTTCATCTTTCCATTCATGCATAGCAGGAACTGCTCCAATCCATGGATATGTTTCAGATGACTTCGTTGATTTTATAACCGTAGTTATCGCTTCATGTTGTTTATCCGCTTTTTCATATGCACCCATAAATTCTGTGCGCATACCAGAAAGTAATAACTTAGGTATATCTGTTTTTGTAATCATATTAATTTGTTATCCTTTTTTTATTTTTTATTTAACTGCCGCATCAATTCGCACTTTAACGTGTGAAGTATCAACTATATCCACACAATATCCCACTAAAATAGAATTCGTTACTGTCGTATCGACTGTTTGGTCATCCCTCAAATACATGGCTACGCCAATATCTGATTGAACCGCAGAAGGTTTCGCAAATTGGAAAACTCCTGTTTTATACACCCTAACTTCCTTGGCACCGTCTGTTGCACTTGCTGAGTTATCCCCCTCTTCGGCGGCAACACCCAAGAAAGTGTATGCACCAGCAGCCGAACCAGCTGAAAGGTATCCAGTACCAACGTCTACAACCATAGCTCCTTTATATATATGAGCTGAACCAAGCACAGGATAATTTATTAAATCACCATCCTGCCGTTTGGCTTCGCGATTTGCACTTAATGCTGTCATAATTTTTTATTTTATTATTTAATCAAAAATATTTGATTTTTCTTTCTTTTCGTTTTCACTTAACTTTTTAGCGTATTCCCACGATTCTTTTACTTTTTCATCAGAAAGACCCATTTTTTCATAAAAATCTTTTACATCTGTTGGAATTTCTTCTGTTTTTGGTTCTTCTTTCTTTTCAGGAACTACATCTGTCCCTGCTTCGTCGAAATTCACTATTTTTTGTTGCTTCTCCATGAAAGATTTAATGAATTCGGTTAAGCCGACCTTATTATCACTTAAATCCACCGTCTTTCCTGAAGTAAAGAGTTTTATAAACGAATCTTTTTGCGCAGGAACTATTTTCCCTTGACTAAGATATTCGCTATACTCTTTCTCTGCTTCTGCAAGATTTACATCCTGCTTAATTTCTTTTTCGGACTTAGTATCGGACTCCGCCTTTTCGGCTTCCTCTGATTCCTCCTCTGAAAAATTTATAATGAAATTTTCTTTAATTTTTAACTTACATTTCTTGACTGCACCAGCCATATCCATACCTCCTTTCATTTCATCGGCAACACAAGTTTTGTAAGTGCTCTTAGCTTCTTCAATGGAAATCTCTTTTGCCTCAATAACTTCATCTTTTTTTTCTTCTTTATCCTCTACTTTTTCTTCTACTTTTGTATCTTTTTCATCCTCTTTTACTTCTTCCTTGATTTCTTCTTTTTGTTCAGACATATTTTTTTGTTCTATATTATCTAATCTCTCATTTATCGACTTTAAGATATTATAAAGATTAGGTTCTTCGTTTTCTAATTGAATAANNGGTCTAACATTTTCTCCATCTGNCAAAGCAACNAATTGCCCCATTCCTTTAAGATATGGTTCTGTTACCAAAGCAACNTGNCGTAATGTCGCACCAATAAATTCATTAGTTTTTTTATTTTTATAATTTGGNTCAAGACTNGCCGAAACAAATTTAATAAGTTTATTTTTAATTTTTTCAGCAATAGATTCATCTCTAATTTCAATAACCGCATCTAAACCTGTAGACGTTTTTTCAAGTTTTAAAACTTCACCTGTATTTTTAGAAGGGTCATCGGTATGTGTTAATGGAACATAAACATTCTCCAATGCTTTTTTATTAAAATTTTTAACAATGTTATCAACAACACTTTCTGTAATGTTTAAAACTCCATTGTCCGCACCCCAGTGATACCACTTTCCATATTTTAAAATTTGTTTTTTGTATTTCTTAGGCTCATCTCCTAATTCAAGTTCTGAATCATCTGATGTTAATTGAAAAATAGGTCTAACATCGGATTCGTCTGTCAAATCATACGCACTATTATATTCTGGTATTTCTTCTTTTTTTTCTTCGTTTTTTTTCAACATACTTTTTAATACTAAAATAGCGTTTTCTACGACCTTTCTATCCTCCTCAGATAATTTTCCAGAAAGAATCTGAAGATTTGCTAAATTTTCTTTTGATATTTGTATTTCATTTAATATACTTGTAATATATTCTTTTATTTTTTCATCAGTAGAAATATCATAAATATAAGTTAATTTTGAATTAATAGTTTCTGGGATTGTTTCTTCTTCTAACATTATTTTTGATTTATTATCACGATATTCTTTAATAGATTTTTCCACATAAGAAGTGATAGTTTCTGCCCCGGCATTTCCTGGGACAGACACTAAACTTGCTTCATATAACTTTATTTTTTTAACTTGCATTATTATTTTTTCTTCCGATTCTATCATTTCGTAATCATCGTGAGAAAATTCACCATAGAATGAAAATTTAGAAATAGTGCCATCTTGAACTTTTTCCCAAATATCATTTTCAGTATTTGAAAGAATAACTTTAATCAATAATCCTTTATCATCTGTGGCCGTTTCTATAATAGTACCAATAGGTCTATTCTTATCGTGATTGAATAAAACAGTACTAAATTTCAATAAATCATACTTTGCTCCTTCCAATGCTTGTCTGGTTATTTGTAATGTATCTCCATTTGTGAAAACATCGTAAGTTGTCGCATATCCAACTATTATTCTTTTTTCTGTTTTTCCGTTTTTCTTGGAATTACGACTTATCAATCTAGATTCTTTAATTTTTAAATTAAAATCAAAAGAATTTTTAGCTTTCTTTTTCCATTCTCCATAACAAACCGCTAATCGTTGATCTTGACTTTTAAATTCGTCTTTAACAGATTCCATACAACGAGATATGAAATCTTTTTCTTTTTCTCCTTTTTGTTTCTTTGGTAATGGCATATTATTTTATTATAATGTTTGAAAATCTGTTCGCAAAAAAATTATATTTGTTCTAATGCAAATTGATTTCCCATTGTTTTAAATTTTTCTAAATAATACAAATCATCTTTTAATTCTATTGCTTTCTTTTTAATGTCTTTTTTAACAGATTCGGGAGTAGGTTTTGCAGGCTTTTTATTTTTATCAAACACTTCTTTTTTTCCAGATTCAAATGCTTTAAGAGCATCTGTTCCGATATCACTATTTATTTCTAATCCCAATATCTCAGAAACTTGTTTAACTAATGCGTTTGCAAAAGCAGGATTAACATAGCCAGCTGGATCTTTTGATATCAATTTCTCAAATACTTCAATCAATTTTCCATTTACTTCATCTTTCAATGGCATTAATTTAATTTTTGGATAACTGCCAGAACCAAAATTCCAATCAACAAGAGGAGCAATCGCCCATTTATTCAAAGTATCCTCCATTGTCGTCATAACATTCTGAAGCATTTGAATAATAAACATTGATTGAGCGTCATATCCACTACCATAAGGATAGTTATATGTTGACTTCGTTCCTAAAGACATTGCTTGTGTTAAAGTAGACAATGCTATTTGTGCATCGTGATGTTCTATCAATTTCAAAACATCATATCCGCTCGCGGGAGCGCGATTTACTTCTAATTCAAATCCAGATGGAAGAGTAACTCTTGAATTTACACCAATACTATCAACAGCTTCTTCTGCTTCTGTAATATCTGTTTCCGATGTTGGCTTATTTATTTTAAGTATTTTTAACCCAACAGCATCTATTTCTGCTTTTTTATGAGCTAAATAGTATAATTTATGTTTTTTATCATAATGATAATATGCCGTTTTTAGTATTGACTCGCCGTATAAAGGATGTTGTTCTTTCTGAAAAGTAAATAAAATACATTTTTCTTTCGGAATTGTAACATCGACAAAATGAGAACCAAACACAGCAGTTTGATGCACTCCGTCAAATCCTCCGTTTTTATCAACACATAAATCAATAGTTCTTGCATCTCTTGTTGCTAATTTTTGCCAACCTATTTTTCCTTTATATTTTCCTTCTTTAATAATTTGTGGAACTTTTTCATAAAGTCTAAATCCTTCAAATATTGCTCTCGTCATATCAGCGATAACAAAAGAAATAGGGGTTGACATTCCACCAACAAATTCTGGTTTAGTTAAAACATTTTCTATGAATTCTCTTTCTCCTTTATCGTTTTCACCAGCCAATATTTTTATTTTTGTTGACTGTATAGGCATTGTAAACAAACGGGTTATCGCTTTGATAGTTCCGTCTGTATTCTGCATTTGAATATATTTATCAATGCTAATAGAATCGTATTTTTCTTCCTCGTTATACGAACCAATTGTAGTAGAAGTGCGAACACCAATCTCATTTAACATTTGCGAAACAGAAATTCCTTTTTTACGATCCGTGTTTCTTTTAGTAGATGCTGGAGCTTTAAACTTACCTGAGAAGTATGAAAATATAGACATATTCGATAAAAATCTTTTATATCATTATTATAAAGTTATATTTTATGTTCGCAAAAAATAAAATAAAAAAACTGTTAGAAATAACAGTTTTTTTACAAATGTATTTACATACATTTTTTTAGTGGCGGCCATCTTCGTCCTTGATTATCTTCAAATATCATTCTTGTTGCACATTCTAATTGCACATTACCATTATATATTTCATCTGGTAAATGATATTTATTTACACACCATTCATTCCAAGTTTCTATAGAATACTGAAGAAGACCATATCTAGGTTTTCCATCAGTATCTCTTGGATTTACTTTTGTTTCTATACCACTACTTTCTAACATCATAAGGCAATTCAAAATTTCATTATTTGTTTTGAATTGTTCTGAATATACCATTGTTGCAAAACTTCTTGTTTTTATTTCAGGAACGTACCCATTACCTTTTTCACAAGTGTTTATTTCTTGTGAATAAAACGAAAACCTACTTTCTTTCNATAAAAACNGGCTTTTTGCATGTGCTTGAGAAGATGTAAAACTTCCCGCGACCAAGCATAAGAAAAAGCCAACTAAAAATTTAAACGTTTACTCATATGTTTATTTTTTTATAATTCCTGTAGCTATTCCTAATGCTTTTAAAACATCGTAGATTCCCATACCAGCACCAAAAATAACACCAGCAACAATAAGAACATTTTCTGGCAAGAAATTTACACAATACGCAATACTAGCAATAACAACAGACACCAATAGCAAAAATGCTTGTGCTGTTATATCACTATATTTTTTGTTAATATTCTCATCGAACCATTTTTTCAATAACTGTGTTAACAAAATAGCAATAACAGAACCACCTCCTATAAAAGTTACAATATCCATAATTTTTTTTATTTACTTTACTTTTCGACTTTTTTAAGGTCGACCTTTTTATAATAATTTGACCCTTTGCCAAATGTAATTATCTAAGTTTAAATCTACATCGCCTAAAAACATCACTTTCGTATTCAATGGTAATACCTGAATTAATTTTCCATTCAATCCTGGTGTTTCTCTAAGTTTTAAACGAGCCGTTGTTTTATTATTCAATATATATTTTTTAGCTACCCAACCAGTTATTTCGTTTTCACTAGTATCCACAGTGGGAATATCACAATTAACTACCCACGCCTCAAAAGGAAGATAATCTTTTGTAGTATAATAAATTCCTTTATCTCCCTTATTTATTCCCCAACTATTATGAATAATCAGTTTATCTTTTGTGTATCCTGACAATAAAACAGCATGTCCCCATATAGTTTCGTTTGCAAGAGGTGCTCTAACATTTGCGGTCGCCCATCCTTGATTACTTCCTCTGAATCCAGCAATAACAGCACCATACAGAAAAATAGCCTTTTTTAAACCTTCAAAAGACATATCATCTACTTGAGCATATGTTCCTATTTTATATGGGGTTGGATTAGAAGAATCTATTGGTTTAGCCCCTTGTTTTTGAAGAACTTTCATTCCAATTCTAAAATAGGTGCCATTAACTTCTGGCATTAAATCTATTTTTTTGCACTCGTTATAAATCCACAATCCATCAAAAATTTTAGATATTCTTTCTTTATATTCATTATATTGTTTTAATGCCGCACAAGAATATCCCACGCAGGCGGGGTAGCCATTTTGATCTAACACGGTCAAATCAAAAGGAGGTAATACTTCTTCTGGGTATCTCAATATTTGCGGTGCAACTTCAGATGTTAATATATCCTGTTTATCTATTGGTGATGGGATCAACCCATAATTTATATCTTTCATATATGTATTAAACTTAAATAATGTCTCCTTTTTTCAAAAAAATAATGATATCATCCTGAAAAAAGCAGGCATACATCACATAAAGAGAGAGTATCTTTATCAGAAGCGATGTTGCCATGTTTTATATAAAAGAACTATACGATAGAGTCAATAAACTACCCTTTGACATTTCTCATACCCAAGTTTGGGCATATCCCACCATCTCTTTTTTTCCAATGCATACAGAATCTTTGTGCTTTTTTATGAGACAAGATTCTGTCGTGCTTATTGCAAATATATTCTACCAACAGATCACCTCCTTTTAACAAAATAGTTTTTTACAAAACAGAGTATTTTTCTATCTGCTTTGCTAACTCTGCAGTTTCTTGCAAGCTAAGAACTATCCTTTTCTTTCCTTGTTGTATCCATACAACGTGTCTACCATTTATCTCCTCTTTACCAACTCGCATTTTTTATCTCCTCCCAGTCTATCATCGTTCTGTCTAGATATTGGCACTCTTTTTTCAGACATATAACTATTTCCCACAACTTTAAGTCAGAATGTGGGTTAGCTTTGCATGCCTTTACCATCAGAATTCCTCCTACTTTTATCGTAACTATCCATTTCTTTCAAAAACTTAGCAATACGCCACTTTTCTGCTTCTGTTGCCTGTGTGTCACTGTATTCTGACATAACTCTCATCCTCCCTTTTCTTTCTTAGTTCTCATTTCTTTTCTACCCTATTCTTATATACTTCTCCCCAATTATCTATTTTATCTCCAATAATACATTTTCTCCTTTTTTATATACTATAATATTGTTAAATACAATCTTTGCAAATTATTTTTTTTCTAAAACTATTTAATATTTTTTTTGGTGCAACATATCCAGCTTTTGCAAAACTTTCTAATATTGAAATAAATTCAGTCATCGCAAGAAAAGAAATAGAAACATATTCTAATGACATTACCCAATCAACAATACCAATGCATTTATCAACCAAATGTGAAGAGGAAATAATAATACCATATATCATTATTTTAAAAGCACTTTTTATAGATTTCCTACTTTCTATTTGTTCTCCTAATATTTTAGCTACAAATAATGCAGATATAAAATCAAAGAATACTAAAACCATTAAACTAACTAATATTTGCCAAGTATCTAAATTAAAAAGAAATCCTAAAAATATTACAATATAAGAAAACGCTAACTTAATATCTATATAATTTTTAAAAGAACACAAAATACACGAAATATGGTTTATATAATCATTCATTTTTTAATATGGTAAAAATACGATCTAACAAATACAATCAATATATACATTAATTATATAAATAAAAACAATGTTTGCAAAAAAATAAGCAACAATAACTATATTTTATATTCTTTTCTATCTTTATATTCCTCTTGCTTTCCTTTATTGAATTGTTTTATCGGTCTTAAATAACCAACTACACGAGTAAATGTCAAAACTTCTCTTCCACATTGAGGACATTTTTCTTGTTCACCATTTAGATATCCATGTTCCGAACAAATAGAAAATGTTGGTGTTATTGAAATATATGGCATTTTAAATTTTGTAAAAATTTTTTTAATTAAAGATTTTACACTTCCAATATCAGAAAGTCGTTCCCCTACAAAAATATGATGAACACTACCTCCAGTATATAATGAAGTTATTTTATCTTGAAGTTGAATTGCTTCAAAAACATCTTCAGTATAATTTACAGGAAGTTGAGTTGAATTTGTATAATATGGAGTTTCTTCTGTTCCTGCCGTAATAATATCTGAAAAATATTTTTTATCTTTTAGAGCCAGTCTATGTGCTGTGCTTTCTGCCGGAGTTGCTTCTAAATTATAAAAATTTCCAGTTTCTTCTTGATAATTTACAAGTTTATTTCTCATAAAAGTCATAACTTCTAATGTAAACTCAACTCCTTCTTGCGTTCCAATGTCTTTGCCAATGAAATTCAATAACGATTCATTCATTCCAACTAATCCTATTGTTGAAAAATGATTTATAAAATATTTATTAAATTGTTTTTTCGTTTCGACTAAATAGTATTTTGTATATGGATATAATCCTTTGTCAGCCATTTTTTCAATAATCTTACGTTTCATTTCTAAACTATTTTTTGCAATATCCATTGTTTTTCCTAACCTATCAAAATATTCTTCTTTTGTTTTTGATAAATACCCAATACGAGGCATATTTATAGTTACAACACCAATACTTCCTGTTTTATCACCAGATCCAAATAATCCTCCACCACCTCTGTTATGCAATTTACTTTTGTCAATTTTCAATCTACAACACATCGAGAGGACATCGTTTGGATCCATATCTGAGTTAATGTAATTTGCAAAATAGCAAACCCCATATTTTGCGTTAGCTTCCCACATTGGTTCCAATGCTGGATTATCCCAATCAAAATCAGATGTTATATTTATAGTTGGAATTGGAAATGTAAAAACTTGTTTTGTAGCATCTCCTTCCATCATTGTTTCAAAAAATGCTTTGTTAAATATATTCATTTCGTTCTGAAATTCAGAATATGTTTTATCTTGTAATTTTCCACCAATCATAACTGGTCTTTTTGCATAAACAGAAGAAAATGTTAAATCTAAAGTGATATTACTGAAGGCTGCCTGAAAGCCGGTACGAGTAGAAACAACCATATTAAACATAAATTCTTGTAAAGATTGTTTTACTTCTTCATAACTTAACTTATCATAATATATAAATGGTGCTAAAAGAGTATCAAAATTTGAAAGTGCTACCGCTCCCATACATTCACCAGACATACTATATACAAAATTAACCGCTTGTCCGAGCGCAGCTCTAAAATGCTTAGCTGGAGATGCTTCAACTTTACCAGGAACACCTTTAAATCCTTTTTGTAATAAATCATAAAGAGACCACCCTTCGCAGTAACATGCAATACCGTTTAAATCGTGAATATGTAAATCTCCATTCTCGTTTGCATCTCTTATTTCCTTTGAATATATTTTATTTAACCAATATTTTTTACTTAGGTAAGAATAACCAAAATGATTTAATCCTTGCAACGAAAAAGTCGTATTTGCGTTCTCATTTACTTCCCAATCAGAATTATCAAGATACGAATCTATCATCTTAATACTTTCGTTTTTAATTTCAATTTCATCTCTTAGTCGCCGCTGATTTTCTCTATATATAATAAATGCTTTTGCTTCTTTGATATAATCTTTTTTAATTAAAGTGTTTTCAACTATATCCTGAATGCTTTCTATTGCTACTGGCGTGCCATTATCACAACTCAAAGATATATTTGAAACCACTTCATTTAAAATAGAAACATTATATTCTCTTTCACCTACTGCATTTATTGCTTTCTTAATAGCATTTTCTATTTTCTTATTATCGAAATCTACTACTTCTCCGTTTCTTTTTTTTATTTTAGTTATCATCATTTTAAATTTAAATTTCTGAAAAAAACAAAACATACCCCCTGAAATTTTAAATAATATCAATACATTTGTATCTTTTGCTATTCCCCTTCGGATAAGGAAAAATAGAATATTTTAAAAATTTCTTAATTTTTTTATCTCGAAAAAAAACATATCTATGCTTACTACTTCTAAATTTTCTTTTTGTATAATCTGTTATTCCTTCATAATGCCTACTATGTTTATCGCCAGTATCTATGTCTGTTCTTGGTTTGGTTGCCCCTGTATAAATCCAATTCGTTGCTTGATAAACATAACCAACATGACCCTGCCCCGAATCTGCATAACTAACAACTATTTTATCATTAGGCAACATTTTCAATGTGTTCCCAACTAAATAGCTTGCACTATTTTCAGGGACGGTAGAATTTATAACAAGTCGATTTAATTCGATGACTTTAGATTTGTGTTCTACGCCACATATTCCTTTACATAAAGAAGGAGAAGCGGGGCTTCCATATGTTACAATTCCTTCTAATTTATTATCAATGAATAATCCAAATGAATAAGATATAGAAGGAATACGATGAGCATAATGTTTTTCTAAAAGCCATCTTTTACATTCTTCATATTTTATTTTTTTAATTTCCTTTTTCATCTAATAAACTTATATCTTTTTTTCTACTGTCACTAATGTATCATTATGATGCCCTCCGTGTGCAACTATCAATATTTCTATGATTTCAAACCCTCTGTTTTTTCCCATTGCGTTTGTATTCCATCCAAAAGAAATACAAATACCACCAATTTTTATTTTGTTGGCTAATGGATTTAAAACACGATTATAAAAATTTGTGCTTGTGTCTAACTGGGTTGCTTTTTTACCAAGTACTTTATAATGCTCGGAAACTTGTCTATATGAATAAGGGGGATCAAACAATGCGCCATCAAATTTGTTATTTTCAAATAATTCAACAAAATCTATCGCTTCCATATGATGCGTTGTTGGTTTTTCTGGATTGTGATCGTTAGTAAATTCGGCCGGACTATTTTCGCCAGCAAACGGATCTATCCAATTTGCTCCATCGTAAATATACCTATTTAATAACTCCCTGATTGGTTTTATAGTAAATGTGTGTTGCGAAGGCATCGCCCATTTTCTTTCTATTTTCATATTTTAAAGAAATAAAAAACACCCAAAACAAGATGTTTCTATTTTGTTATTTTTAACTGCAATTACATTCAAAACACACTACGCCCCCGTCTTTCCAAGTAAAAGAACCATATATTGGTTTATGACATTTAGAACAAACAGGGTATTTGTAAATATCTATTTTTAATTTATTACATAATGTTTTAAATTTTTCTTCCCCTTCCCAATATTCTAAAAATATCTTTGTCCATTGTGGAGCTTTATCTTTATATGACATATCTATCTGATAAGCAAATCCGATTTCATCTCCTGAAATTATACCTACAATATTATCCGCCTTTCCGATAATTTCTTCGCCAAAATAATCAAAAACATCTTGTTTAAGAGGAACACGAATAACTAAGAAGTCTTTTTCAGTTGTTATGTCCATAATTTTTATTTTTAAACGCAGAAAACTACTTATATAATAATATATTTATCCAATACCATATTCCTGAAACAAAGAAAAAACCCCACAAAACAATACCTACATAACATAATAAAATTAAAAAATTTTCTTTTTTCATATTTTAAATAAAATTATTCCTGATATTTTGTAAATTCCCCAACCTAATAATATAAGTAATAATCCACATAACATTAACAAAAATCCGCGCCATATTTCATATTTATATGTAGTATGTGTTGAATCTGAAATATCATAATAATACCAATAACCACCCCAAGGAAGTAATCCAAATATTAAAACAAATAAAAATAAAATAGTTCCGATTGTTATATTCATATTCGCGACAACCAGATGGATGTGTTAATTTTTTGCCTTGATTACGGCCGGTTGACCACACTATTCCTCGTTATTCCTCGTGATGGGCGATTTTGTTATCCGGCTTGTCATACGACCCCAGACATTTTGTTCGGACTTCAACGCCGATTAAGCGTCGTCTTAAGTTACTATAAATGGGTTTGTTGGTTGCTTACTGGCAATAGGCCAATTCTAAACCATTTTGTACAATTTCATCAAACGCCGTTTTTAGCGTCGATCAAAATCCGTATAAGATATTTTCTTATAAATTCATTATAGCATTTTTTAAAATATATTGCAAATATGTTTAGATATATTACGATATATTTTCATCTTTTGTTTCTATTAAAATTTCGGCGAGCTTTTGTCCAAAACGTAGTGCTTTGAAAATATCAAAATCATATTTAGTTTTGATAAAGTTATCACCTAAAGATATAAAATGCGGGCTTTTTTTATTTTCCCAATAACCAAGAGTGTTTTCCAACCCATTTTTTAATTGTATCAATCTTACAATATCAGGAACTTCCGCTGAATAAGACTGAATTATTATATTTCCACTACTATTTTTAAATATTTTTTTCATATTTTTTTTAATTTTCTTTTATCCATTCATTAACACAATCATCACAAGCTATTGATCCGCCGTGCGAACAAGCAAAAAACTTCGGCGTGAAATATGCCTATGTGGAAGTGCTAAAAAAGTAAAATTGATTTTAAACAAAAAACCGTTCCAAGTATAAACAAGGGACGGTTTTT